CCAAACATTTAGTATGTTTATCAGATTGAAGTTTTGCAGCATCTTCATCTTCTAATATAAGATCATTTGCTCTATTTTTGTAAATAGTGCCATACCAGTTGTAAACATCAACAATATCATTTGAAAGTCTTTTACGTAGTTCGTGTCCCATCTCAGTTTCTTCCCATTTTCCACCTTTATTTTCATCGAAATAAAACCAAGTATTATCTTTAATATTAGCACATACAAAACCATCTTTAAAATAATGATAAATAACGTTTGCTAAATCAGCATGAGATCCAGATGATCCAACACTAGAATGAACTAAACTACTTAGTGAATCTCTAATAATACTTTTATATTCAGTTGGATTATCTGTTTTTGCCCAGTAATGAAGAGAACCAATGGTATAATTGTTATTATTATTTCTATTAAACCATTCCCATTGTTTTTCACATTCATCACTGTTATTGAACATACTCCACTTTTTACTGAAAGCAATCCATGCTGGTAACAGACAATGACTAATACTATTCAAACAATAACCTACCTCTAACCACTCTGAATAACTACTTGCTCTTTCAGTTGACAAAATTAATGCTAGTTTTTTAGAAATTTCAATATCATGTGTTTTTGCTCTATTAACAACAACTGGATTAATAGGTTCTGATACATTTTCTACAGACATACTCTTTTTAAGGTTACCTTCCGACATTTTTTCCTTCAAATTTTGAGTATAAGTTACATTAATATCATCTTGCATTTTAACACTATTCATTTTTACAAGTTCTGATTTATTATCAATGTATAAATCAATAGGCACACGCATTAGATTATCAGATGATTTCTTAAATATTCTAGTTAATTTATATACTATTTCATTTGGTTTACCAGAACCATATATAAACCAATTACCACCTTTATAGATATTTTCATCGACTATTTCTTCCATTGTATTTGATGGTGGTGTAAAACCTTCATCAGTAAAGAACTTTTTATAATCAGTTTTAAGAAGTATTTCTCTAAGTGTTCTGTATGTCTTTTTCTCGGCAATAATGTATGGGAATAAAAGATGAATACCATCTTTTGACTTATAATCTTTATGCTTTGCTGGAAGGAATTTATCCTTCTCCATAACCATACAAAATTTTTGTTCTTCTTCAATACTATATACAGAATTAAGGTTTGTCATTATATCATCAACAATATTCATAATAACTTTCTCATTATATTGTCTTTGAGTTATTTCTTCTTTCCATTTTAAATCGAGGTCAATTACAAATCGAGTTATATCTTGAACTTTTTCCACTACCGAAATACGATCTCCTTTTTCATGAATAGCCTTTGCTATTAATTTGTGAAATTCATCTGTTTTATCAAAAGGAATTGTATATGCTCCTGTTTTTGAAACATCACCACCGTATATTGTATGGGTATGTTTACCTTTCGTTGTTTTAGGATATTGTTCTAAGAATCCCTCTAATTTAGAATAGACCATGATACTCTAATTCTATATATTTTTTTTATGTGATTTTTTTAAACAATAAATCAAATTTTTAAAAATATTTAAAAATGTATTATAATCTTTATTTAAATGTCAGCATCTTCTGCCCTTAAAAGAATATTAAAAAAAGATATCAGAGAAATTGAAAATCAAAACCTTAATGATTTAGGAATTTATGTAAAGTTTAATGAAGAAAACATGTTACAAGCAACTGCTATGATAACTGGTCCAAAAGGGACTTTATATGAATATGGTTTCTTATTTTTTAATATAACTTTTCCAAAGAATTATCCATATCAACCACCAGATGTAAGTTATATATCAAGAAATAAAGTAAGAATACATCCAAACCTTTATGTTGGAAGTCATTCAAGTGGATATGGAAAAGTTTGTCTTTCTATTTTAGGTACCTGGAGTGGTCCAAAATGGACAAGTATTATGGATATAACAACAGTCCTTTTAACTATACAGTCACTTTTAGATGATAATCCACTTCATCATGAACCAGGGCAAGAAAAAAATACATCATATACAAATAGTCTTTACAATGAAATTATAAAATATGAAAGTTTAAATACACTATTAATTAAAAACTATATTGAAACTGAAGGTATTTTTAGAGAATTTAAAAAAGATATGGAAAATGAAATTAATAAAATAGGTAAATCAAAAATAATACATGAAATAAAAGAATACTGTTCGAATAGAAAAGACTCAATGGTGAGTGTTCCAATTTATCGAATAAATACTAAATTATCTTATTCTACATTATCATCAAATACAAAATATTTAGAATAAATTTGATTTAAATAATAAATTTTATATTATAAATAAATAACATGGAATTAAACTTTTGTGATAACTGTAATAATCTTATGGATATATTTTCCGATGAGGAAAACTCTAAACTATACTTAGGTTGTAAATGTTGTTCTAACAAAAAAGACTTTAATGAAGATAATAAGTGTATATATACAAATGAATCTACTATAGAACTCAGTGATATAATTAATACAAACATATACTTGACTGAAGATATAACATTACCTCAAATTAAAAATAATCCGAATATCAAATGTCCAAATAAAGATTGTATATGTAATACAGATGATGCAGTTGAATCAGATATAATATATGTTAAATATGATGCAGAAAAACTAAGTTATATGTATGTTTGTAAACATTGTGATCAAAAATGGACAAACCGTTAAAATTTGAAATTATTTAATTAAAGATTAAAAAAAATAATAGAAATATATAATGGAAGTATTTGAGGGAAATTTTTCTGATAATTCAGATGAAGAAGATTTTCAAGAAGAATATACAAATGATGTTGTTTCGAAAGAATTAGATATTAATGAATTTTATAAAAATTATGAAGAAAATAAAAAGAAGTTTAAAACATCGTCTGTATTATCTAAGTATGAAAAAACAAGGATTATTTCTGAAAGAGTTCAACAGATATCAAATGGTGGTGTCCCTTTTATAAGTAATCCTGAAAGTTACCCAACACTACATGATATAGCGCTTAAAGAACTTTCTATGAAAAAATTACCATTTATAATTAAAAGAACAATTCATGGAAATAATTATGAATTATGGAAATTAGAAGATTTACGAATAATAAATTAATAAAAACCAAAAAAATAATATTTATAAATATTATAAATAAGATGGAAGATATTCGGATTTTTATTGTATTGTTTTTAGCGCTATTATTTTTGTGTAGAGTTTCAAAAGAAGGTTTTGAAGGTATTGAAGTTGAAAAAGATATTGAAACAGAGAATGAGGGATCCCCTAAGGATGTAGGAGATGCTAAACTACCACCACCTCCACCACCTCCTTCGCATGGTTTAGCTAATATGAAAAAAGAATTAAATGGATGGGATAAACGTAGAGTATTTTCATCCCCAACTGCACCTAACTTTGGCAGTTTATTAGAATTAAAAGAAGTTCAGCATTTAAATCGAATGTTTTCTCAAAGAAACAACAATGGAAATGTTCCTAAAATGCCTGTAGATTCTCAGATGCCATCATTATCAGAAGGTTCTACTGTTCCAAATAAAGTTGTTCCTTCTCTAATGGAAGATCAACCCTCTCCACCTCCAATGGGTGGAAATAAAAAGATGGGTGGAGGAGAACCATTAGAATTACATATGGTTTACGCTGATTGGTGTGGACACTCTCAAAATGCGCTAAGTGATTTTGAAAAATTAGTTGATAGAAATGATGTAAAGACATCGTCCGGTAGATCTGTTAAATTTGTTTTAACAGAAGAAAAATCTGATGGAATGGAAGAATTTAAAGGTAAAGTAAAGGGTTTTCCAACATACATGGTTAAAGACGGAGGTGATTTAAAACCAATTGATGTTGGTGATCGTAGTGAAAGTTCTATTGTTAAAGCAGCTAAAAAACTATAAATTAATAAAGTTTATTTACTTTTAATTCAGTTCCCTTTTTTCTTGTAAAATCTGTATCTACTCTTTCTTCTTCTGAAAAGTTTTTTTCTGAATAATCCCAAAACTGTTGTGAACCAATTCTAAAATCTGGTCTTTTTTCTGCTTTATACCAAAATACTTGATCTTCTAATTTATTACTTTTTGCATTATTATTGATAACTAAACATTCATAGTTCTCTGTACATTGATCCATTACCTGACAAAACATATCGAAATTTGGAAACATTCCCGCATAGTGTTCGTATAAACGTTTTCTATTAGAAACATAGTTTTCTCTTAAAATAAATACATAATCTATATTTGTTCTTAAATTAGGTGGAACACCAAGAGCATATTGCATTGTTAATAAAAATAACAACTTATAATGTCTCCCATTCATAAAAACAGAACGCATCCATTTATCTTTTGCCCATGTATTATCATAAAGACAGTCATCTAATATCAAAAATGCCCTTGGGTCTATTCCAGCATCACCTTTATTTATTTTATCTATCATAGTTTTTTGTCTTTTTAAAACATTTTGAACTATTTCACTTTTAAATTCATCGTGAATAAATAATTTAGGAACTATCTTACTATAAAATTGATTTGCTCCTTCAGTTCCAGATATGACTTGGCCAACTGGTATACCAGCATGGTGGTAAAGTATGTCTCTACATAAAAATGATTTTCCAGTATCTCTTTTACCTATTAAGACTACAACTTTATCATCTTTAATTTGACTTATATCGAATTTTCTTAATTCAAGATTCATTGCTGCCATAGTATATTACATTAAAATATTTTATTTAAAGGCATTATATACGCATTTCTTGTGTGTTTATTCTATAGAAAAAAACTATATTAAGTTTTAATTAATGAACATTAAATATCACAAATGGGGAAAAAATGAAAGATTTAAATTGTTCAAATCATGTAAATTGTTTTTAGAATTAAGTGAATGTCAATTTTATCAACCATATTATTCACTTTACTTTAATATACATAATACAAAGAAATCACACAAAACTATAGACCTTGATCGAAGGTATATTATTAGAGAAATATTATCTGTTGAGAAAGAAAGATATGAAACTTCAAATACAATATTAAAATGTAATGTATTTGATAAACATCATAATTGTATTATTGAAAAAGATATCTTTTGTAAGTGTATACCTTTATTGGATCCATTATATTTTTTAATGAACAATTATAGTAACCTTACACAAAGAAATCCATTCCTACCAAGTAATTATTCTTATAATACCTACAGTAAAATAAATGATATGAATAATAGTGCATATATAGACACTTTTTTTTCATTTATTACATCTGAGATAACACTTAATGATATAAATCCATCTTTCCCTATATTTTATGGTTCTGTATCAGGTATTAAAAAAGAAATGAAGTATGATATAACTGATGACTATGAAGAATATAAAGGTGAAAAATGGTTTTATAAAACTCTTGGTAAAACACATACTTTAGATATGTATATATCTTCAGATGATGAAAGTGAATCAGAAAGTGATTCTAATGATAGTTATTATGATGATAATGAATATATATCATTACTTAAAAAAATCCCTTGTCAAAATTTCTTTATTGAAAAATTAGAAGGAACACTAGAAGATTTACTTGATACAGTCGAGAATACAAATACAGATCTTATTTTATCATGTATTTTTCAAGTTTCATTCGCACTCAATTATCTACAAAAAAATTTTAAATTTACACATAATGATCTACATGTAAATAATGTTATGTACACTAAAACAGAAAAAACATATCTATATTATAAATTTAATAATATTTACTTTAAAGTCCCTACACACGGATATATATTTAAAATAATTGATTTTGGTAGATCTATATTTGATTTCCATAATAAAACATTTTTTAATGATACTTTCAGTAAACATGGTGAAGCAGAGGGACAGTATACGTATCCTATAAATAACCTTTTATTCAAAGATAATAATGATGAAAAAATAAAACCCAGTTATCACTTTGATATGTGTAGATTAGCAACAACTATAATAGATGTATGTGATATAGATTTTGATAAAGATTATAAAGAAAAACAACCATTTGTTGATTTTATTATAAATCTGACAATGGATATTAATGGTTCATCTTTATCAAAATTAAAAGATGATTTTAATATGTATGTATCGATTTCTAAATATGCTAACAATGCATTACCAAAAGATATTATTCAAAATTTTATCTTTAAAAATATGAGGATAAAAAAGAAATTTTTCCCTAAAAAATTATTTTACAGTGTTTAAAATGGAGGTCGTGAAGAATGTGTTAATAGAGATTCTCCTGATCTCATAGGATTTTGATTAGTAGGACCGACATTAAAATTTTTATTTTTCAAATAGTTAATAGAAAAACATATCGAAAAAATAATAGTAAATATCTTTAATAATTCTTTATTATCATAATTACTTTCACCAGTATATTCTTTACGATTGGTTACAAAATATATAATACCAGTTGATAATGCACTTATTAACAAAGAAAAGAACAAACCATTATTTAACATTTTATAAAAATATATATATTAATTTCACATTTTTATCAAATTAAAAACCTTCTTCTTCTATAATTGCATCATCAAATAGAGTGTATTTATCATTATCTTTATTAATATCAATACCCTTTTTTCCTAACATCTTTGATACATCTTCAAAAAATAAATCTACAGTTTCTGTATCATCATTCTTATTTACAGATATTATTTCTTTTTCTTCCGGCGGTTTTTCTTCGAGAGGTTTTTCTTCAGGAGGTTTTTCTTCCGGAGGTTTTTCTTCCGGAGGTTTTTCTTCGAGAGGTTTTTCTTCGAGAGGTTTTTCTTCAGGAGATTTTTCTTCGAGAGGTTTTTCTTCTTTCTTACTTATTTTAAATAAAGGATCTTCATTAAAATCAATATTTTCTTTAATATTAACATTTATATTATCGTTATCTACTACCTCATTATTAGAATCTTTAAATACATCTTTGTTTATTACATTAGAATTATCATCTACATCATCTAGATAACTTTCTAAAAGTGATTTATCTCCAATACTTTTATCATTATTTTCAGAATAAATATCAACATTATCATACTCTTGTTCTTCTCCTATATCGGGTATTGTATTTATACTCAGATTTTCACATTTACCTTTTATTTCTTCTTCATCAGGAGAAACATAACCATCATGTGATTCATAATAATTATTCTTTTCTATTGGAGGAGGTTCATTAGTTTCATTTAAAATAGTTGTATCCTTTTCAAGATCCTCTTTATAATCATTATCTGGAATGTCTTCTTCTTCATTTACAGTATCATTTTTTACAATATCCATTTTAAACTTTGGATCTATATTATTGATCCTTTCCCTTAATTCATCTTTATATAAATTATCATTACTATCATTACTTACTTCATCTTGTTCTATAGTTTCTTCTTGTTTTGGATTATCATTTTTTAAAGATTTTAATTCTTCTAATAACATTTTTCTAATATCCTGATTTGTTACACCTTTCTTTTCATTATTATCATAAATATCTAATTGTTGTTTTAAAATTTCTTTAACAGGTAATGCTTTACGAATAGTATTTTCTATCGATTCTTTTATAAGTAATTCAACCGTTCTCATATTCTTTTGATATTCTGAACCAGATACATAATCATCAAATAAATATGGATTCTTCCATATTTCCCTTGCTATGTTTATATAACATTTATGTATAAAATTTATAGTTTTAGGAATAATTAATTCTATATTTGAATTATTATTATTTCCAATTGCCGTTAATATCTTAGTGTGACTTATAAAAACAGCCGTTATTAAGTCATTTAACCAATCACAGTCAGAAGTATCTATTATACGGTTTGTTTCTGTTTCGATAACTTCATTACTCCATGTTGGAACTTTTTCTAAGAATAGTCTAAATAAAATAAGAATTGACGTGTTATTTGGATTGTTTGTTCTGTGAACTGTTTTTGATTCATCATATATTGATTTAATACCATCAAATAAATTAGGTGTTAATACATCAACTAATTGAGCAGTATACTCCATTTTAGCATGTGTAAAAATAGCGTTGTTTGATTCATCCATTTTGTATTCAAAATATTTTAATTTTTATATTTTTACTTTCTCATTTAAAAATATATTATCTAATATATTTTAATAAAGAAATATGGCAGACTTTAAAAGCAGCACATCATTTATAAAATGTGATCATTTAAAAATTGGGGGAAAGTTATGGCCCAAACAATACAATCAAGATAACTCTTATTTAAAATTTACAAATGCTAATGGTCTAGAATGGTTTTCCGCCTCTGATGCAATAAATAACAAAGATGGGGGTGAAATAAATGATTACATCATTATGAATCAACAAAAAGGTGGTTCGGGGGTTACTTTATCAGCAAATACAACTAGTTTCATACGTGCTGGTCCTGGACAACTTGTTGGTGCCTCAACAGGTGGTGGTCCAGATGGAAAAGGGACCGGAATTACATATACACCTAGAGGGCAAATAACAATTGGTTTAACTGAAGGAGATGCCGATGAAGGATCAACCGATATAAATATACATGGTAGTTCTTTAAAACAACATACTTCAATGTCAGATAGAGAATTTAGTATTGTAGGTGATAAAATAAAATTACAATACCCATCACATGGTGAAAAATTATTTCAAGAATCACCATTAAGTATAAAAATAACTGGAGATGGTATATTTAAAAAAGAAAATAATTCATTAATCAATGAAAAATATAAATCAGAGACATTATTAAATAAAATACTAATCAATACAAAAATAGATGGAGATATATTATTTCCTAAAAATAAAAATAATGTAGAGTATGGTGTAGATTCGGGTAATAATTCTTTATTACTCGATACAAAAGAATTAGATGGTATATTCAAAAATCATAAAGTAGTTGATGAAAATTTATCACTAGAAGAAAATGAATATAAAAATTGGACAGTAGAAACTATTATTAATAACAAAAAAGAATCCCATATAATAGAAGAATACAATGTAGGTTACCAGAAACTATATGGAACTTTTAACGATTACAATAATCCAGTAGATGGAGAAATTAGTTTTAAATATAACGACTACTATAATGGATGGAATTTATCTGTTTCTGCATATCAATTATATAATACAAGTAATACTTCTGAACATATTATAAGACCCGGGACAACATTTAAATTAACTAAAGATTCAAAAGTATACTATGAAACAGTTACAAAAGTATGTAAAACAAGCGAAAATACATTATTCTTTGAAAATTCTCAAGAAAATTATAACAATGCAAGAATATCAATTGAAGGGATACCAGATAATACAAGTGTTTCTAATGGTCAAGGAACATCAACTATCACATTATCTAATCAAATTACATCATTTATTCCTTCAAAGACAAATGTAGTATTTACTGATACTAGTAATAATAATGTAGGGAATAGTATTATAGAAAATGATGTTGAAATTGGACAAACTACCATTACATTAAGTTCACCATCACCAAACGGAACTTATAAAATATCAATTAAACCGTTTAACACAACAGAAACAATTTTAACAAAAATAGATTATTCTGAAAAAATAGTAAATTATACTATAAAAAATACAGAATATTTACAATCAAATACAAGTATTACTGAAGATATAAATAATACTAGTTCAACAATTGTTATTAATCCACCAACTATAAATGTTATACCAGTTGGAACTACTATATACATAAATAATAAAATCTTTAAAGTAACATCAGAAGTTAATCTAAACAGTACTTCTATAAGTGTTAGTTACATTGGAGATAATAGTAATTGGACCGAATTGGCGGATACCCTAGTATACATCAGATCTTTTACTGCCGAAAGATTAATAAATACTGATGATTCTAGAAGTTTAGAATTATCAAAAAATAATACAATAATACAATTATCTAAACAGGATGTTGGATCGAAATTTTATATATCTTCACAAAACAAAGAACATGAAAATGGTATTATACATGGAGATAGAATTGGTAAATTATTAGATGATAGAAAACTAAACATTTATCATAGAGAAAGTGAGGGTTTTTATGTTGGTTGGTCTATTTATTTATGGAATACCAAAATACCATTAGATACAAATTTAATTTCAGATATAAAATCTGGAACAGTAGTAACATTTACAAATCCATTGGATATCACAGATACTTTAGATATAACATTAGATGTAGATACAACTGTATCTTCACCTAATATAATCACAATACCTTTATCATCTGTGACAGAAAAAAATCTAAATGGTTTTACTGTAAATATTAAAGGATTCTCCAATACTACAGTTAGTTCACATACTTCAGTAACTGAAACAACCGTTGCAAATGAAACAGAACAGTTAGCATTAACTCCTCAAATTGGTGATGTAATTACAAGAACAAGTGACTCAACAACATATATATATAATGGTGGATTATCTTCTTCAATGGCGGGATATACTTTAATACCCACTACATCTGCTAATGTATCGAGAGTAACTTTATCAAGTTCGATTACAAGTGGGGTATTACCAGACTTTTCCCGTGTTGTTATGGTATCTGGTAGTAATATTAAATATTTTAAAGTTTGTACATATGATAATAATACAAATAGAGTAACATTAATATCAGATTCATCAATTGGAGATTTAACAGGATATAGTATAAACGTTTATGGATTATTAGAAACTACAACTGTAAATTTAACATATGGTATTATAGAAGGTTATAATTCAAGATTAAATAAGTTTCAGGTATTGTTAAATAATTCATCATATGTTCTAGATAATAATACATTTTACTGTATTAAAAAAGGATATACAGAATTAGACAATGGTGAAAATTATTACATATCTTTAGATGGTGATAAAATAATTAATAATAATTATTATAATAATTGGAAAATAGAAGTTGAAGCGGAAAAGAATAATGGTTATTATGAAAGTTCATCTGACTATATTATCTCAGATTACAAAAAAGAAAAACTTGTTAATAACTATCTAAATGACTATTCAGGTATATTAGTAAATTCATCACTACCTCTAACATTATCAAATGAATTAAAACCCATAGAAGCAGATTACTTTAAAGGTTGGAGAATTGGAATTTCAAATAGTTTAATAGATGGAATAAATCCAGATTTTTCTGACTCAACCACCGTAAAAGGGTATATAGTTTCACATAATGCATCTATACAAGATACAACTATTCCTAGTAATACAATGATTACAAATACAACGACTAGTAATACTGGCCCAGATAATTCACTAGTTTCTGTTCTAACCATAGAACCAGAACTCAATTCAGCTCTCACAACTGACACAAATATATTAGTAACTGATGTAAATGGAGTAACATTTAAATTAAAAGTTTTTTCTTCAACTACAAGTGTTATTACGCTTACAACAAATGAAACTATTAGTTTTGTAGGAGGGATAGTTTTTATGTTAACAAATATAAACAATGTTGTTGTACAATGGGATGGTTCTACACCGAATTTAACCAACACAAATCTAAATTTTCTCATTACATATAATAATTTACAATGGGATGATACAAATAAAAGAACATTATTATACAAAACTTTAAAAGCAGAACATATTTCGAGCGATTCGAATGATAATAATTCAAATAAATTATCTGGTTTTGGTAAACTACAAAATCATTCAGATAGCAATATAACAACAACAACAAATAGAATAAAATTACTCTCAAATACAGACAATGGGTTATTAACAGACAATACAAATGTTTTAGAAACAGATTTATCACCACCTTCTTTTGAAGATAATTATTATAATGGATGGAAAATTACATTAAAGTTCGGTGAAATACATGAGACTTTTAATATCATTAAATATTCGGGAACAACTAAAATTGCTACATTAGATGGGACAATCAATAAACCAGATCAAACATATACTGTATCAGCTTACATTCTCACTAAAAATTTAACACATCAAGGATTAATCAATGATTTATTCGAGGTTGATACATATGTCACACAAGTTGATTTAATAAATAATGTATTAACAATAAATAATAACACTAAGACCCCTACAATAGATGATTTTAGAACTATTTTACTAAGTCCTCCCAGAGTTTTTAAATCAAATACAACAATTTCAAATATGACAAATAGTGGAACAACTTATACAGAAATAACTTTAAATTCAACAATGGATTCACTTATAAAAGGCGGTGTAGGCGTTGAATTAATTAGCAAAGAAAATAACTATAAAACAACTGTATATGAAGATGCAACTACATTAAATACTGTTAGATTAACTTATACGAGTGAAATAAATTCTATCATTACAGGTAATACAAAAGATGATTATGTAATAAATGTTATTGGTAAAGGAGATATAGTCCCAATTAAATCAATCGATAGTAATAATAATACTATTATAAATTTGGAAACAAATCCATATTATGAAAATGTTGTAGGATGGTATGTGAGTTTATATAATGATAGAAAATACAGAATATATTATGATATATTTTCAGGGACAGCAGAAATATCTGATGGAGGTTTAGGTTTTGATTTATCCAATAAATTTTCCGAACTAAATGATTTTTATAAAAATTGGACAATACAATTAGAAGAATACTTTGATCAAATTAATGAAACACTCGATAATCAAGGAAATAAAGTTGAAGAAACATTTACAAGAAGAAAAACATTTACAGTAAATGAATATTTAGGAATTAATAAAAAAATCCCAATATCGCCCCCGGGTTACACCGGGACAGTACGCCCTACATCTGCAATACCATTTTCTAGTTTTATGGCATATCTTATACCCTCTAAAACGATTAAGTATGGTGATAATATTAATAACCCTACAACAAATACCACAAAGTATAAACTTATATCAAATTACAAAACAGATAAGAATAAACTTACTGAAAGGGGTCTTATGCAAAAAGAAAATACATTGTCAGTTGATTCCAGTGATAAAGATGATTATTATAATGGTTGGGAAATAATAACTTACAATACAATTACAAATAATAATGATAAATTAATATTTACATATAATGGAAATGAAAAAGTTATCAGTTTAAAACACGGATCATATTCAGGTGCAGGTTTAGCACAAGAATTAAAACTTAAATTAGATAGTGTTACCAATGTTGGGGATTTTTTAGTAACATTCTCAGAAGATACAAATAAAATGACAATTAGTGGTGCATCATCATTTGCTTTTAAATGGAAAAAAACACATGAAAATTATTTAACAAAACTTCATAAAACTCTAGGTTTTCAAAACGCAGACGATACAAACTATCCTGCAAACACTGTAATTTCTAATAAAATATCATTATATACAATAGAATATGGAGAATCTTCTATTATAGAAAAATATAATGGTTCATCAAAAACATTTACAATAAGTAGTCTTAGGAGTAAAAAATCGATGAGAAGTATTGGAACAAAAACAACTAGTAAAACACAATACATAATTATACCACCAGAACATATATCAGGTAAATTAAATGTAAAATCACCAAATAATATAAAATTAAATAAAAATAATTCTATAAATACAGATAATTATTATAATGGTTGGGAAATTGTAACTTATAATAATGGTAATTATCAATCATCCCACATTACAGAATATGATAGTATAACTAATAAAATAACATGTCCTTCACTAAATTTATCAAACATATATGGTGATAGTATATACTATTTTCTAAGAAATGAAAAGCATATTTGTGGTTTCTTAAGGAAAAATACTAAAACAATATTTCCGAGTGGAAATAAAAAAGGTGTATTAAGTGTTTCAAATATAACAACACACACTTTTAATGATAGTTCAAATGATATAGACCCTACAGGTGTTTCAATAAGTTTATACAAAGATCCAACCAATAATTTTAAATGGTTTGGTTTACCCCAACCATCAACAGATGATGACTATTATAACAATTGGAAAATATCAATATACGTAAATAATAATGAATATCATTCAACTATTAGAAAATATTATGGATCAGATTATAGAATTATTTTAGATGATATCAACCAAGAAATATTCCTAGAAGAAGAAGAAAATACAGAAATTGTATTTAGATATATTTTATATGAACCCGATTATTATATGCTTTCATTTAATGCTATACCTGTAGATGATTACTATAATGGTTGGATTATTAATGTATCAAACAGTAAATATTTCTATAGTTCTATAGTTTCCGATTATAATGGTAAAGATAGAAAGATAATAGCAGATAGTCTTCCTGATAATTTGGATCATACATATACATATGAATTAATAGAAAATTTAGAAGGTGTTATGTCAGATACTTTAAAATTATCATATAATGCTAGTGAAATACTAAACTATTATGTTGGTTGGAATTTATCAACTATAGATAGTAATGGTAATATTACTAATACTTCTAAAATAACTACGTATAATCCATATAGTAAAGTAGTAACTTTAGACCCAGTAATTAATGGTACTGATTCAACAACAAAATACAAATTATACCTTAATTCAGATAATTCTATATTTGGTAAATCTTCGGGTAAAAATATCTATACAGGTTCGAGAAACATTGTAATAGGTAGTAATGCGGGACCTTTACAAACAGAAAATAGTTTATCTGATAAACTATATATAGATTCGGATACAAATACAAGAGGTTCAAACTCATTCATTTATGGAAATATGTCTAGAGGTTCTGAAGAATTAAATGTTAATGCTGATTTAAGAATACCTGATAGTAAAATGATATATGGTGATATAACTGGTAGTTCTACAGGGACAAGCACTTTTCAAACTGTTGATATTAATGGAGGTTCAATTAATGGTACAACAATAGGAGAAGGGGTTGGTGGTCGTTCAACTGGTAAATTTACAGACATTGAAGCATCTGGTGATTTAACCGTTACTGGTAATTTTACTGTTGACGGAATTACAACTACGATAGATACAACGAATCTTGTAGTTGAAGATCCTTTAATAAAACTCGCCAAAAATAATACTGAAGGAGATACTTTTGATATTGGTATTTATGGTCAATATAAAGATGGAACTGATATTAAGTATACTGGTATTTTTAGAGATGCACAACATAGTAGTGTTAGTGATGGAAGATGGAAATTGTTTACAGGTTTAACAACTGAACCTGGAAATAGCACATTAGGAGATGTTATTCCTGGGGCAAATGGTTATACAACTGGATCACTTGTTTCTAATATAGAAGGAAATGTTGATGGTATTGTTGGGGGAACAACTCCCGCAACAGTTACAGGAACAACAATCACTGCGAACACTAAATTTAGTGGTCTACTTGACGGGGAAGTTGGTGGAATAGGAGCAACACCAGCAGCAGTTACAGGAACCACAATTACAGCAAATTCAATTGTAACTGCTAATGCAGGAATAAGTGTTAAAAATGGAAATAGTGGTTCTGGTTTTATTAAATTTTACGAAGATGGAGACAGTGGTTCTGCGGGAGTATATAATTATATTGAATTACAATGTCCAGCATCTCTTGATTCAGATTCAACATTAACACTACCTTCAACGGGTGGTTTCCTTGTATCTAGGAATGATGTTGAGACTGTTTCTCCAGGAATGTTACAAGTAGTTGATGGATTGAGTGCTCAAGCATATGGATCTTCAACAGCTATACCTGTGTTAACACTCGACACAAAAGGAAGAGTCACAGGAGCAACTGTGACACCAATTTCTACAACATTAGATGTTACTGGTGATAACAGTGGTTCAACGAGTGTTTCAATGCAGGACAGTGATAATCAAAACTTAAGGTTATCTGGAACTTCAGGTGTAATTTCTACTGCGGTTACAAATCAAGAAGTTACATTTAATCTTATAGATACTGGAGTAACAGCTGCTACATATGGAACTTCTACCGGTATACCTGTAATCCAAGTTGATGCCCATGGGAGAATTGTAAGCGCTTCTACATCAACAATATCAGGAGTTTTATCAGATGTAACGCAGATAACTTATGGTACTACAACAGACGGTTTAAAAGTAGGGCGGTCTTCTGAAACATTAATTGATTTTTCTGATGCTGACGAAATTGTAATGAGAATGAATGACGAAAATTGTTTCATAATGGAACAGACAGCAGGAGGATCTGTAAGTAGTCCTAATACTGCAACAGCTGGTCAAATATTATTTTCCCCTATTAGTCACGGAATTGCTGATTTAGGTAAGATTTTAGAGGACAACCACCAATGTTGGAGAGGTTTACATTTATCTGAAACCGGTTTTATTAAATTTAAACGTAATAATTCTTCTTCCAGCGAATCTGCTATATATATAGAGCATACCACAGGTGCTGCAGAAGATAAACTTACAGTTAAAGCATTCGACTATACCGCGGATGTTACTTTAAAAACGGTTGGATACGTAGAAGCTACAAATTCGATAAGATTAATAGAAACAAGCGATGCTACAAATGGAAGTCATATTGGTATTAAAGCACCTACAACAGTATCTAGCAGTTATGATATAACACTGCCAGCAAGCACACCAACCAATTCTGGATCTTTCCTAAAAGCGGCAACTTCTGGTTCTGGAACTTTAGAATGGTCTGATACTGTCCCTAAAACTGAAAGAGTAAGGATTCAAATGAAGAACTCAAATACAGATTTCAATATACCTTTATCATTGACTTCTAATGATACACACGATTCTGTGGTTACGGATGCGCTCTTATACCAATCAGCGAGTAATAGTAAGCCGTTTTACTATAACCCATCAATAGGAAAATTACGGTGTCCAGATATTGAGGTATTTGGGAACACTGGTGCCTCGGAAGGTGGAGTAATATATTTATACGGACCGGCAAAAACAAATGGTCGTACAAATCCGACCCCTCCTGTTTGGAGAATTTTCACACCAGGTAAAGGCGGGCCGGACGGCAACGGGATAAATGATAGTGATACAAATTTTGTTATTTCGAATCATTCTGATAATAATGGAAATGGATTACTATTCCCATCAAGTTATAATCATACAATAGTAATAGGGAATTTAGCAAAGACTAGGGGTTCCTATACAACTGTAGTAGGGGCAGAAGCAGGGAGCATCACCGGTGCTAACATGAATCATAATACACTTATAGGATATAAGAGTGGATCTTATGCCACGACAGTATCAGTGGCAAATACGTTGATTGGATCACAATCAGGGTTGGGTATTTCTGGTGATAAAAACATATGTATTGGTTACAATACTGGTTATAGTTCAAACTCCGAAAACTCAAATACTTTAATTATTGATTGTAGTGGCGCGACGACTCCTCAAGGGACAAATTCACTCATTTATGGAGATCAAAGTGGAGGACGAGGGCGATTAACCTTTAATGCTGTCCTACACGTTCAAGATGCAAGTTCTACCTCTTCGGGCGACACAGGAACAATACAATTGTATGATAAAAATAATAAATCAGGGGGGGAATATGTGGGTATTAAAGCACCTGATACACTTAGCAACCTATCATATACATTAACATTACCTGATGCAGTCGGTTCTAATGGTGAAGTATTAACTACAGATGCTTCTGGTAATTTAAGTTGGGGTGAATCTGGTTCTAGTAGTGCTAGCGACTTAACCAGTGGAACATTAAGTGATGACCGGTTACCTGATTGGATAACATCTAATATTTCAGGGACCGCTTCTAAGCTGAGTATATATGGTTTAGGAGGATCGAGCGATTTGTATTTAACAATGACTTCTACGTTTAATAGCGTTGTGTCAAGTTCACACCAACCAGGTACTAGTGGTGGTCAGTTGGGGGTTCCTGCGACAGCATCAAAGAGAATAAAATATAATCCTAGTTCTGGGATCATACATTCAGAAGATCTAAAAATAGGTCATTCGACGGAGACATTGATTGATTTTACAACAGATGACCAGATTACTTTTAGGGCAAATGGAGAAGATTGCGTTGCAGTGTATCAGATAGCTGGTGAAACTAACGGAACGCCGGATACTGCCGCTACGGCAGAAATAAAATTTGCCCCTATCCGCCACAATATTGCTGATTTAGGGAGTATTGGTGTAAATAATTCCCAATGTTGGAGAAGTATATGTTTATCAGAAAGTGGAGAGGTTACATTTAAAGCAAATGGAACGGCAAGTAACGCAAATAAAGACCGCTTACTACATAGTAATGGGCAACTCCTCTTTGAAGCAGCTAATTATACCGATGATGTTACTTTTAAAACTGAAGGGAACATAGAAGCAACAAAAGAAATAAGATTAATAGAAACAAGTAATATAAATGGAGATCATGTTGCTATTAAAGCACCAACATCATTAAGCGCATATTATACACTTACATTACCTGATGCAGTCGGTTCTAATGGTGAAGTATTAACTACAGATGCTTCTGGTAATTTAAGTTGGGGTGAATCTGGTTCTAGTAGTGCTAGCGACTTAACCAGTGGAACACTTTCTGTCGACCGTTTACCGAGTAGTATTACTAAAACTACTTTAAAAGTAGGTAGGGATACTCGCAACTTGATTGATTTTACAACTGATAATAAGATTACTTTTAAAGTTAATAATGCTAATGAATTCGCTATGCTTGAAGATAGTTTTTCCCCCCAGTCAGATAATGGAGCCTCATTGGGAACAACTAATTATAAGTGGTCTGATTTATTTTTACATACCGGGGGTGTTATAAATTTTAATAATGGAGATATAACTATGACACACAGTTCGAGCGCTCAAACATTAACTATTAATGGCGGAAATTTACGGTGTCCAGATATTGAGGTATTTGGGAACACTGGTGCCTCGAAAGGTGGGGTAATATATTTATACGGACCGGCAAAAACCAATGGTCGTACAAATCCGACCCCTCCTGTTTGGAGAATTTTCACACCAGGTAAAGGCGGGCCGGACGGCAACGGGATAAATGATAGTGATACAAATTTAGTTATTTCCAATCATAGTGAGGGTTTAGAATCCCCATCATCATACAATGATACGATTGTAATAGGTAATCTTTCTAAAGCGAGGGGTAGTCGTTCAACTATAATAGGTTCAAATGCTGGAAGAGGAACGTCCGCAAGTCAAAATGATAATACATTTATAGGATATGGGAGTGGTTCTTATGGAACTTCAACTGTCGCTAAGAATACATTTATTGGTGCATATTCAGGGCAGGGTATTTCTGGAAATGTAAACATTGTAATAGGTTACAAGAGTGGTTGGAGTTCAGACCAGAATTACGACAAACGTTTAATAATTGATTGTAGCGATTCACCCCAGGGAGATGAATCTCTCATTTATGGAGATCAATCAAACACGGTTCACCAACTACGAATAAATGCTGATGTTATAATATCTGATGATGTAACAAATCAAACTGGAAATTTAACTGTAGGTGGAAATATTAAGATGACAAATGGAGGATCATTAATGCAGGATAGTAGCATCGAAGCTTTAACGTTTGATGGATCTGGAAATATAACTAGAATTGGACGATCATCGCAGTTGAGTAGCGATAGTGGAAAGTATTTAAAATGGGATGGATCAAAAGCAGTTTGGGATACTGTTTCATCTGGAGTTTCTTTTTCATCAGGAACTAATGTAGATAATAGAATATTAACTGCAACCGGTGGTTCAAGTGTTAATGGCGAAGCTTATTTAACATGGAATGGTTCAACGCTAGATGTGGGTGGAACACTAGACATTCAAGGGGGTAATTTAAGTTTACATGGACCATACCTAACAAGTGGAAATAGTGATGCTTCCACAAATGGAAAAAAATGGAAATTAAGTGTAGGAAGAGGTGGGGGAGCTACCACCCTGGATACTAACTTAACGCTTACAAATCACACTGGAGATATATTTGCCATTGGATCCAATAATGCGTCAAATATTCTAATGGGTTGGGAGGTTGGAAGTGGTGCTGGAGATACAGAAGGGCAGTTGAATACATTTATTGGTCACAAGATAGCTTGGAATGGAACTGGTGATGGCAATAATATAGGAAAAAAGAATGTATTTTATGGTTCCTACAGTGCGAGATACCTTAATGGTGGTGACGAAAATGCAGGAGTAGGTTACGCATCAATACATCAATTAACTACTGGAAGTAATAATATAGGTCTTGGTATATTCTCAGGATATAATATTAACTCCGGTAGTTTTAATATATGTATTGGTAACGGCGCAGGACCAACAACGAGTAATTCTGGAGTAGACAATTGCATTTACATAGATACTGGCTTATCAAACTCAAGCGGTTCTGGAGAAACCTCTCTCATTTATGGAGATCAAAGAGTTTCACAAGGGCAATTAACCTTTAATGCTGTCCTACACGTTCAAGATACAAGTTTGCCAACATCTTCAGGTGAAATACGTTTGTATGATAGTGATGATAAATCAGGAGATGATTATGTCGGTATTAAAGCACCTTCATCAATGGCAAATTCAAGTTCATATACTATAACTTTACCATCAAGTGTTGGAAGTACTGGTCAGGTCCTTACCACTGCAAACAGTTCAGGTGGGACACAATGGAATTCATTTACAAATGTTTGTTTCTTAGCAGGAACAAAGATAACATTAGAAAATAATAGTAAAGTAAATATTGAAAACATTACTAACGGAGATAGATTACTGTCATATGAATTAAATGATATGCCTCCATGTTATAAATCTGTCGATGTATTATCATGGTTTTCTGAAGAAGCGGATGGTGAATTTAGTTATTCTGAAGTTACAAATATTTGGTCAAATATATCTTCTGGATATATTATATTGAACGATAAATTACATGTTACTCATGAACATCTTATATTTACGAGAGTAGATGAAGAATATACATGGTTGAGTGCTAAAGAAATAAGAGTAGGAGATGTAGTGTTTACAGACCAAGGTAAATATGAAGAAATAACTAAGATAGAAAGGGTAAAAAAGGAAGTTGAAGTATATAATATAAAAGTTAATAGTTCTTCAATGAATTATTTTGCAAGTAGTTATTTAGTTCATTCTGCTTCACTATGTGATGAATGTGCTTCTAAAAATAACAAATTATAATATAACTTAAAAATATAATATTATATTTTATAATAAATATAATGGGTGTTTTAAAAGATAGTTTAATTACTTTAGAAGATGGAGAAACTAAAAATATTGAGGAACTTAAACATAGAGAAATTATATTATCATGTAATATTCAAGGACTTTTTTCAAATGCAAGTAATAATATTACTTTGGCATGGTCTGAAAAAAACCCAGTTATAACAAAACAAAACACATTAATTACTCATAAATGGAAAGAAAAAGTAAGTAACTATCGAATAATAAATAATAAACTAAAGATATCTCATGATGGTTTAGTACTTTTTAAAAACGATGAAAATATTATATCATGGGTATATGTTAAAAGTTTAAGAAGAGGTGATTTATTATTTAATGATAAATATGAATTTGAAGAAATTAAAACTATAAAAAGAATAAGAGGTGATACAGAAATAGTATGTTTATCTGTTTATCCAAATCAATATTATTTTGTAAATGGTTATCTCACCCATAACAGTTATATATGTGATGCATGTGAAACATGTAGATATTGGCCAACTATCTTGCAATGGTATGGTCCTCATCAATTTGATTCAACTTCCGACGTAATAGGTTCTAACTTATATGGACAAAACCTTAAGCAGAATATCCAGTATGGTAGAGCAATCTCATTAATAGCACAGAAATATTCATCATCTTCATGGGGATATGAATATCTTTCTTATAGAACAACTCCATGGAGTTACTTTCCAAGACAAATAGATTTAAGATGGCAGTGGTCAACACAGACTCAGACTACATTAAGTGGGAGTAATTATGCTTATTATCTTACAAAATATTGGGACAAGTATGAAACAACTACATTGACCGGTGCGAATAATGTACCTGCCAATAATCCCTCTGGAAATCCCCGCGTTAATTTAGGTCCCGGATGGAAATCTTGGATAGGGGCAAAAAATGCTAGTCAGGGATCGACATATGGAGATGCACTTGGTGCAGCAAAACAATTAATCGCAGATGGTTATGGTGCTCCACATGACTTTTGGTATCATGGTGGATATTCAGGTGGAGGTAATACTACTAAAACAGTGAGATTGATAAGGACTGGGACCGCGGCAGGAGCATCTATATGGTATACTACAGATGAAGGGACAACTTGGACAGAAGTAATTGCGAACTTAAACACCAGCAGCACCTCCGGTGCGGCAGGAGGGTATATTAATTTAAATGAATATACTATGGGTGGTCAGGGGAATAGTAAAGTTTATGTTATATTTAAATACCCTTTACCAGCTAATTCGGGGAATCTTGTTTACTCATCAAGGTGGGAGCTCTTGGAAAATGCTGCTCTTTATAATTTTACAACACATACATTTACAAGTTGTGGTGTGACTGGACGATATGGACCAACATTAAATCAGTGTAAATCTTCTTATGGAAATACTTTTGCACCCGGGTCATCTGCCTTTTGGAACGATTCCAGGTGGTTTGGTGTTACAGGAGCGGGGGTCTTCGTAAATTACGGTATCCAATGGTGGAGGGTTCCAGGAACAGGAGAATATGACATTGATGTATATGGTGCTGAAGGTGGTGGTGGTGTCGATGCGAACGGAAATGTCACAAGACTAGGTGGAAAAGGTGCTAGAATAAAGTCACGATTTTCACTAACAAAAGGTGATTATTATTGGATTGTAGTTGGTCAAAAGGGTATCACCGCCGACCACCTACAGCAAGGCGGAGGTGGGGGAGGGGGTTCTTATGTTGTAAAAGTTCCTAATAATACAGTTGATTTCTCCACTTCAAAAAGCAGTATAACATCTAGTAATCTATTAATTGTTGCAGGAGGTGGTGGGGGTTCTTCAAGGGGGGCCACAAATAATCCTGGACAACACGCCACAGGATGTTCCTCTGTTTATGGAAACGGTGCTGGTGGTGCTGCTGGTGCTAGCTATGGTAGTGGGGGCGGTGGTGGATTTATTTCAGATGGAGTAGGTAGTTTGAATCCAGTAGTGACAGGCGGATATGCATTTAAAACCTCCGCTTCTCTAGGTGGAATTGGTCCTACTAACGGTCAAACTGGTGGATATGGTAGTGGTATGCACGGAGGGTTCGGAGGAGGTGGTGCGGCGCGGTACCATGGAGGCGGTGGAGGAGGAGGAGCAAAAGGTGGTGATGGACCTACACCAAGTTGGTCTACCGACCCAGCAAAAGCAGGAACATCTTACAGTACTAACACTATTGATGCTTGTTCTAGTGGATATAAAACAGGACATGGTAAAGTAACAATTTCATCAGTGACAAGTCAGACTACTTTCGTCGGGGGAACCGGTTCTATTGATGGTGGCATTGATCCTGGTGGATGGTTTGGTGCGAAAGCATTTAACCATTAATTTATTCTACATTCATCTGATAATTACAATACCAATTATATTTTTCCCCATAAAAATAACTTGACCCCCCTTCATGCCAATTATCTGTTAAAATTTCAATAGAATTAATATCAATACCGTCGGGATAATTATCTTTATTTTCTTTTATTTCTCTTAATAATTCTGAATTATCAAAACATCTTATTATAACATAATAATCATTGCCATTATCATTATCATTATCATTAAAAATATCATTCTCATTTAGAACATCAATATCACCATTACCATTATCATTAGCATTTAGAACATTATATGTAAATAGATGTGTTTCGATTACTATTTCTGGTTTTTCAATAGTTATTGTATCATATGGGGCTATATCTTCCTCTTCTCCATTATTAGTTGTTTCATTTGAATCAGTCCCTTGATTAGTTTCCTCATCAACGGGATCATCATCCTTTATAAGAGAAGGTCTTATAATTTCATATCCATCATTACCTATATCATTTTCAAATAATTCTTTTTTAACATGAATTTTACAATCGATATCACTATTATAAATTTCATTCCATAAAGGGTGAATTTCTGTATCAATAAATTCTCTAATAGATATTTTATCACTCATATTTCTTTATTATCTATATTTATATTTTAAATATCTTAATTAGCATATAAAAGACCACCCATTCCTTCCATTATTCTTAAAACATTGTAATTTTTAGCATAAAGAAATATTTTGTAACCTGTATATGATTGATCCCCTGTAAAACTTATTGAAAAATTATCTATTCTTGAGAAATTACAACAACCACTCGGTTTATGGTTTTCAGGGTCTAAACAAAAGGAATACATATAAATATTCTTAGATGGAAATGTATAATTATTCTCCATTGGTTGTATTGTTCTAAAAAAAGTAGAATCTCTTGATTTAAATCTATCAATACCATTAAATGTTAATTTCATAGTCTTAAAATGTTCATATACTGTAATACCATTTAAATGTGAAGGATTGACTGGTTCATGTATTTTGTAATTTAAGTAATCGTTACTGTTTTTCCAAGTATTTTGAAATACTGTGTTTGTGGGATTTCCATAAGTATTTTTTAAATTATCAATTAATTTATAGTCATCCCTAGATATTAAAGAAGTATCATTTTGAATAACCCAATATAAAGATTTTACAGGATGATTAAGGTTTACATCAATATAATGTTTATACTCTTTTTCAATTAGTTGTACTTGTTCAATTAAATATTCGTGGTGTTCTTGAGCAAATCTTTTTCTTTCGTCAACGTCCAAGTATATATAGTTTGCCCAAAGTTTAACGCTTGGTTTACCTGGATTAGAACTATCTAATCCAGTTACAGTTATATCACTATCATTCGTTAAATTTTGTGAATTAATTATATTTTTTATTCCTCTGAATGTTGCTTTTATTTTCACGTCATGAAATTGTAATGCTATAAGAGGTAATGATTGACTTACATCTTTACAAAACCAAAAATCTATAGGAATAAACATTTTAATAGCACTTGGACTTGTTATATTTTCATTTCCTTCTTTATTACGATTTATTAAATAATCAAGACCTCCATTTGTATGTCTTAGTTCATTTAATATATCATAATATCTACCATCGTGTTCATCTATTTTCTTTTCTCCAATTGAAATAGAAACTTCTTTTAAAAATACAAAACCAGTAGTGTTACTGTAATGGCAATAATTATCTGATACAGGACTCACCATATTTTGAGATGGCAAATCTACTTCGAAATGCATTTTATTCAAAAGATCTCCAGTTTTATTAATTGTATAATTTAAAGTAAATTCTGTATTTTTTATTTCACCTCTTAAGACTTGTTCAATACATTCCATAGAAAAATTAGTGTGTCTTCTGTAAACAGATTTAAAAAAACTCATTTCAGGGTTTCCAGTAATATAAAGGTCTTGACCTCCTTGGATAACTAATTGTAGTGTTCCACCTCCCATATATTAATATATTATATTAATATATCTTTTTATATAAATATATCCAATCTTAAAAAAGGGTTATATTCTATACATCAAAAATAATTTAGTGAAAAACAACCCCCTTTTTTAGAGAATAATGGAAATTCACTTTAAAAAATCAAATGTAATTCTATAAATATATTCATTTTTAAAAGTTTCATAATAGATATCTTTTAATAATGTATCATCTTTTATTAAATGTTTATCTTTAAAATAATTTGGTAGTTTCATATTACTTAAATAATCATGAACCGTAAATTTTTCGACTAAAACAGAATGTCCAAAACTTTGAAAATACATATTTATTTTATTTATATCTTCAGAAGAAATAGTTGATATATTTAAAGATTCATTTTCAGAATAAACAAATTTTAATGCCATAGTAAAGACCATGAGTAGTTCCTGAAATATATGAAGTCCTATTTTCACACCCTCATTCGGTGGATCTAAGATTAACTTTACACTATTTTTAACTCTTGGTTCGATAGAAAAAATATAATTTAAAAAATCATCACCACTCCCTTCAATGTATTCTGTATCTTCATTTTCCATATATTGTATTATTACATTTAATTATTAATAAGCGAACGATGATAAAGATTGTGTATATGGATTATTCTTAAAAGGATTTAATAAATCCTTATCTATTCTATCAGACATTAATTCACTATCTTCCAAATTATTCTTCATTGTTGTTAATTCAACTGTATTCTTATCAACGTTTGTCGAATATAATTTAGTTAATTTATTTTCTGACTGATTCATGTAATCACTATTAATTTTCTTTATCTCTACATTCATATGTTCACCACCATTTACTACCTTAGTATTACTTAATGTAGGTAATCTTCCCTGAGATATTACTTCTTTATTAGGATTAGTTTCAGCATTAAGGTAATTGTCTTTGAGCATATTCCCACTATATCCTTGAGAACCCGGTGCGCCCGTGTAACCAGTAATAGTTGATTCTTTGACGGTTGTATCTTGTTCTTCGTGTCCCATTGTTAATTTGTTAAAACCACCACCTATAAAACCATTATTAGCAGGATTGATCGTAGTTTGTTTCTTAGTTACCCTTACATCATCCTGAATACCTTTAGTCGTATTTATAGATGTATTATTTACATATCCATTATTTGCTGGATTAATAGTTGTTTCTTTTTTAGTGCCTTTAATATCATCAAGGATACCAACTGTATGGTTCCCGTTCTCTGAAACTAAGTTTCCTTCATATGTTCTTTCACTAGTTATTTCTCTTTCATTAGGTAATGCTCTATATCCTTTTCTTGAAAAATCAGCATCTCCTGAAAATTGATTCGCTCCAACATTTCTATTTGGATCATTCGGTAATTGTATTTTTAAAGGTTTTTTATATTTAGATCTTTTTTCACCCTTAGTATAGTTTGCAGAAGCACCACCAAATTCTTGCTTATTCAATGAAGAACGATATGTTTCTTTTAAAATCTGATCAGGTTTACCTCTTTCTTTCAAAAAGGCACCTGTTGTTGTAAAGTATCTATCTGGAGAATTTTCATAAAATTTATCAGGATCATACTGATTAAATTTCCCCATATTACCTCTATTTTCATTCATCGATTTCCCTGAAATTATTCTTCCCTCATATGTATTTTTTTGATTTGTTTTTGTTCTTAATTTATCTATGTTAGTTTTTTCAGCAATCATTTGTTTTATTTCTCTATTAACACCGCTTTTTGTGTCTATATGAGAAATTCTTTCTTGTTCAAATGGTAATTCATTTGATTTTATTCTAGATTCAAGATATCTAGATTTATCTCCAATATATTCACCAAATTGATTACCAAATACATTTTCATTTTTCTCTAATGGAAACATTCTGCCTATTTCTCTCTTGCTTTCTTTTAGTCTATTATCACCTTGGTGACGATCTAATCCTCTTGTATCATTAAAATCAATTGGATTAGGCGCTTTCTTGAAATATGGTTGTGTAGTTATTCCTTGATCATTTCTTAAAAAATTTTCATTCGCAATTGTTTCACCGGAATTACTACTATATATTAATTCTTGAAAACCCTCGACATTTAATTCTCTATCTAAGTTTTTGTCATTTATTACATTTGATTTGTAATTATTTGATTCATTAAAATTTTTACCAACTAAATCAGTTATTTCTTTTTTAGTTTCTTGATAATAATTACCGGAATCGTAAACATTCTTTCCATTAGTTAATTTTACGTTAGAATCAACATTTGTTATTATTGGATTATCTAAATTTTCCCCTCTATTTTTAAAATATCCAGCAGCAACTAGTCCAAGTAAAACAGCAGCTTCCATTTAATACTTTAATATATAAAAAAAATAATATTATTATCTTATTTCAACCATACTTATTATTTCTTCAGGTATGTTTTCTCTATTAAATATGGTATTCATCTTATTATCTGAAAAATGTCCAATTAATTGAAAATGTATTTCATTCTTATATAATAATATAAGTGTATCTTTATTCACATTGTAAACATCAAACATCGGATAATGATAATATTCGTTTGTTACATCATTATCATAAAGTACGATAATGTTTATATTTAAGAACTCTTTTATAAAATCTAAAATAATAGAATCACCCCAATAATTATCACCACCTTGTTTTAATATATCTTTAAAACTTTCAAAGCCCACCTTACAAGGGTCCCAATCTTCTTCAAAATCACCCGTTTGTTTTAAAACTTTATATATTTCTATAATATTATTAAATTTATCTTCAGTAATGTAGTTTGCTAATCCATTTCTTAATCCTTCAGCATCTGTATTTTTTTCTTCATTTATAGCATAACTTATACAATTAAAAAGACAATCTCCCTCACCGCCACAATCTAATACACCAAATGTTGAATTTTTTTTTTTTTTATTTTTTGACATTTTATTTAATTTTATAATCCACTTTTTATTTAATTTATTCCATCCATAATCTGAAAGATATATATGCCAATTTCTTTCTTTAATTTGAACAATTTTATTATCATTATCATAAAAAAAAATATCATTTTCTATGTAAATATTGTCGTTTAAATAAAACTTCATTTTTATTTAGTTATATTTATTATATCTTTAATTAATAATACTCACACCTCTTTTGATATGATCTTACTGTCTTTTCAATAGTATCCCAATCATTTTTTTCTTTGTTTGTATATGGAAGATGATCTATTCTGTAATTTATAGAACTACTAAATATCCAAATAAGTTTTTTAATATAATCTTCTTCATATTTTGAAAATTTATTTTTAATGTATTTAATGATATGTCTATTACAATGAAAATCATTTGCTTCAATTAACCATTCACCCCTTTCTAATCCTTCGATTGAATGTTTTATGATAGATATTTTATCATTATTAACGTAAATATTTTCAAGAGTTTGAGTATAAAATTCAATCATCTCCATATCACCTTTCATACCACCATATAATTTTCTAAAACGTAATGTATTTAATATTATATTTGTTTTATCATCTATAGGAATATTACCATCGACCTTTAAATATTCAGTTTTATCTTTACATAATGATAAATGATAAACTACACCTAATAACCATTTAAATATTGGTAATTTTAATGTGAATCCTTTAGTATTTGATATCATTAACCATATCAAAATAGGAAATGATGTATGCATACATACATCTTCAAGCATAATTATTGGTAATCTTCTAATGAAACTAGTGTAATCAAGGTCTATGAAGTTTTTAGCAGTTTTTACAGATTTAACATCATCGAATCTCCTAATACATTTTTGTAAATGAGATGATAAATATTGATTTTTTGTATGTGTTTTTTTTACAGGCGGATAGTATGTACTAAATGAAGGATTAATCCATCCACATATGAAATATTGTAATTTACCTACTTTAAATTTTTCATTAAAATTACACTCTTTTGGTAATTCTTCCACTAATTTAATACAATCAGGTCTTCTATCTTTCCATTTAAGATAAAAATACATTTAAAAATAATATGATATAAAAAAGAATAATAATCAAATTTTAACATTTATAGTTATCCACAAGCGTTAAATGGGTATTAGTTCCATTCCTTTTAAAAGGTTCAATCGCATTTTCTTGAGGATCTAATGGTAATTTAAACCATCTATTTTTTACTTTACCTCTTAATTCAAATGCGGGTTGATCTAATCTTGAATATTTACTTGAAAAATTTAACTCTTTAAAACTAATATCATCCATGGGGGTCCCACCAGTCCAAATACCATGGACATCTTTTGTAAGAGGTCTTGTAATATTTAATATTTCAGAATTTATATTCATAAATGTAGAATCACTGTTTCTATACATTCCACTGTTTTGATATTTAATTGATGGATCGCTTGGATATATATCGTCATCCCCTAGATTTATAACATCAAGCATGTAGTTAGAAATACCATTTGATATTTCTTGTTTTGCTTTCTTCATTATTTCTGTTGAGTTCTCACTGTATGGCATAATTATATTATAATATAATATAATATTTTTACTTTTTACTTAAGCGTTGCATATATTCTTTATTTCTAACAATTTGGCGCGAAGGTAACCCACCTCTTACCCAAGAATTCATTGAATCTTCTGGTATGATATGTTTTGAATTTTGTACTTCTCCCTTCAAGCGTTCTATCATTGGGGTTAATGTATAATCTAGTGTCGAAACACCTGATAAAGGTCCACATGTCCTTTTATCTTTAACAGATAAACTATCTCTAATTTCAGACTCTACGTCTACTTTATGTGGTCCTTTTCCAAAAAATCCGGAATTTTGGGTTGTTTCTAATTGATTAATGTATTTCATATTTGTAAGGTTATTACTTCTAAGTTTTGAATCACTATCTATTAAACAACCGTTTTCACCTATCCAACCAAAACCACCATTAAAATTTATATTTGGTTGCTTTAACTGAAGGTTTCTTGCTTTTTCTGATCCACAATCACATGCGAATGTATTGTCTATAGTATAATTACCGGGTCCTTGTGATTGATTTATTTCATGATCTATAGTTGCTTTATCAGAGTTTAAAGATGATTTAGTATTTAAAACAAACTCTTCAGGAGAAACACTATTGTCTGAACATTTTTGTAACTGAACACTATTTACGCCTTTTTGAAATCCACCGTGATATCCGTTAATTACTTCCATTTATATAATGAAAATATATTTTATTTTTAATTTTTTTAATATTTACCCATTGGTCTCACACCTATTTGATTTGCCGCACACTGTATTCCATTCCCTTCTTTACATGTTGGTGGTGTTGAATATAACCATTTTTTATATGATTCTAAATCATTTGGATTTGTTTTACCAGGAACTGTATAAAATTGTCTTTGAGAATTATTTTTTCCAAAAATATCATTTACATCTCTATATAAATCTTCATTAAATTTTTCTTCTATTTCCCTCTGTATGCCTTTATTATTATATGATAAACAAGGTTTTTTAGAATTGTCATCACTATATAATCTTGGATTCATAAAAGGATTATTTTTTTCAGGAACTTTGCACTCCTCACTAACATCATACATTAAAAAATTTTCATCAACATTATCATTATGTAATTGAATTATTTTTTCATTTATATTATTTATCTTTAAATTCTTACTAATAATAATGGTAAATACACCTACACCAATTGGTATCATTGGTGCTTTATTATTTTTTTTAAATAAATAAACAATAATTGAATAAAATATAGAAAGACGTAATAAACTGTTTAACTTTCGATTTAAGTCGAAGTTTTTCATAGGAACGATTTCAAAAATATATTTTTTTTCGTATAAAATACTAATATCTTCTGTCCATAGTGGTGTCATATTATTATAATATTATTTATATATTATTTTTAATCTTTTTTATTAACATCAATTTTACCTTCATTCTTTTCCTGTAGTTTCCTTTGAAGTCTTTTTTTTGTAGCACTTCCGTCATGATTATTTGATAAGTTAATACGTCTATTATCTGGATTTTGTGGAGGTTTCATATTATCTAGACCTGATTCCATATTTGCCATGCTACCACTCATAGTAGACATTAGGGATGAAAATAAAGGATTATCTTTCATATTCTTAGAAATATCCATTGCCTCTTCCAATATATTTCCACCATCATTATTTTCTATCTTCTGACTAATCGATTTAAAAATATTCATCATATTATCTCCATTCATTAGAGATTCAATTCCGTCCCCATTGCTTATCATAGATTCTATATTTAATTCTTCAGAAACTTCTTTAGCAATTTTACCAATACTACTATTTTCGAGTATATCTTCCATACCATCCATACCAGGTATGTTCATAGGATTTTTATTTTCTTCTGGTATTTCTTTTTTAGGGGTTTCGTTTATTTCTCCTTTTGTTAAAAGTTCCAAAACAATATTCGAATTTAAAGATTCACTTAATTTCTTTAATAATTTCATATTATTTAATGTTGATTTATCAGATATCTTTTCTTTTTGTTTAATTGAATTCAATACATCTTCAACTTCTCCTTTCCCTTTACCTAATTTATTATTAATATTGTATACGCAAAATGTTTGAAGATATCTCCATATATTATTCTTTGTTTCATTAGATATATTTGAATTCCATATTAATTTAAATGATACATTATTTAATAAAATTGGATCATCTTCAAATACTGAAAATTTATTCTCAGATAATTCCTTAGATATTTCTTCAACATTTTCATAAAAAGATGATATTATATCATTACATTCTTGATCTTCTTCAAAAATGTTAGAGTATTGTTTCTTTAATCGTTTTTCATATTCTGGAAAAACTTTAACAATATCTAATATAAAAGACTTGAAAAGGACTTTTGAATTATCACTCATATTTTATATGATTAATATAAGAAAATTTATTTAATTATACGCAAAAATTATCTAGAAAAATTAATATTTTGTTGTTGACCAATATTACCTCCCATTTGACCCCTTTCATTCATCAACCTTTCATAGTCACTATCAAATGAATTCTTTTTTTTATCCCTGTAATCATCTGTTGTTTTAGGTGTAGTATCATCTTGAATTTTATCAATTGTAGAATAATAATTTTCGAGTGATGAATCATTAACACCATCTATAGAAGAAAAAGTTAAACAAGTATCAGATTTACAATAACCATCGACGCTACACTCCATTTCTCCCGATCCACCATTCACAGAACATTCAGGACCACCTGTTTGATTTCCACCATCATTAGATTCATCTAACATTGCAAATATTTCTTTTGAACTATATAATTCATCTCCTGAAACCATACAAGGGACTGCCTTAACATATTTAGGGAATGGATTATCATCAATAGATAATATTATAAAATTTCCTTTTATATCAGGACGACTCCTTAATAATTTTAGTAATTCGATGCAATACTCGCATCTTTTACTTATGTAAATTGTTGGTTTATTACTACTCATATAAATCTTTTATATTTATAACAAATAAATTAGATAATTTTAACATAAAACCATTTAAAATTTGAATAAAAATATAATAATTAATATAAAAAAGAATTATGGAGAACATTTCAATCAGTTACCCAGAAAATGGAAAAAATGAAAAAAACAGTATTGTCTTTGACATTAAAGGAGACGAAGATGTTGGTCTTAATAAAAGTGTAATAAATTCTTTAAGAAGAGTTCTTTTATCTTCAATACCTTCTGTTGGTTTTAGAACAGAAATGAAAAACACAGATATAAAAATTATAAAAAATACATCCCCACTACATAATGAGTATATTCTCCATCGAATCTCAATGATACCTCTTTACATAGACCCAGAAAAATATGATAGGGATCTATTGTTTAAACTTAATGCTGTTGTAAAACCAGGAGAACCTGTTACAAAAATAACTTCTCAAGATTTTAAGATTTACAGACTTAAAGAAGGATTTAAAAATGAAGATGATGAAATTGATATCAATAAATTTTCAGATAAGGAAATACCAGAAGATGAAAAAATGGAAATTTTTAGACCATTTAGAGGAAAATATTTCTGTGATATCACTGAACTTAAAGCAAGTAATTCTGATACATATGAAGAATTAAATCTTTATGGTGTACCAAGAGTTTCGTATGCATATGAAGATGCTAGATGGCAAGCAGTTTCTATGGCAACATATTCATTTAAAAGGGATAAAGATCTAATTAATAAAGTTCTTAATGAAAAAATTAGAATAGAAGGAATACAAGGTGAAGATGAAAAAAAGAAATTTGGTAAATCTCTCCTTATAAGTGAATCAGAAAGATATTTCCATAGAGATAAATCATGCGAACCATATTGGTATGAATTTAAAATTGATTCGGTTCATAATTCTAGTTCAAAAGAACTTTTCATTAAAGCAAATGAAATAATGATACAATCTCTTGAACTCATTAAAGATGACCTTAAAAATATATCTAATAAAGAAGAATCAAGAATATCAATTGAAAAGATTGAAGAAAATATTTATACTCTCCATATATATGGTAATGATGATACAATTGGTAATGTGCTACAAAATGAAATAACTAGAAATATAGATGATGATTCTGATATAATTGTTTGCGGTTACAAAAAAATTCATCCGTTAGAGAATATTATTATATTTAATATTTCTCTAAAAAATGATGGTAAAACAAATGAACAAAATGTTATTAAAATTATTGAAGTATTTACTGAATCAGCAAATAATCTAATCGATGTTTATAATAAATTAGTTTCAGAAGCAAAGAAAAACCTTTAAAAAATACGACTATATATAAAATATAATTTACCAATTGGTATTCTATCCATATATGAACTTACATAAAGTGAGTTTATCTTTCCATTTCCATTAATATATTCTGTATGTAGTTCTTTCACTAATGGTTTAAACTCATATCTTATATCTGACCATTTTTTATCTTTTTTAATCTTTAAAGAAGTATATGATTCATATAATTCTTTTTTAATGAGATTATAATTATTTCTATAAACATCAAATAGATATTGTTCTTCTGGAAAGTACTTTAAATATTCATTCAGTTTAAAACTTCTCCTTATCTCTACATAACTAAAAAATTTATTATTATTATTAACCTTTATATTCTCAACATACTCATAATTAGGATTAATCCACTTTTCCCTCAAAGGACCATTCTTAATAGTAAACCCCTTTATCGAAAAAAGATTATCACTATTAAGATATAATTCTACATCGTTTTTTTCAAGTAGCATAATATTTTCAATTCCATCTATTTTTGGAAAATCATCTTTTTTTAACTTAGTAATATTTCCTCCACTAAGATTATATATCTCATTAATAAAAATCATATTTTTAAAAACAGGTGTTATGATTCGATTATCACGGTGTTGTAGTGTAAATGAATAACAATTATTCTTATCTAATAGATTAAACCATTCAACACCATTAACTTTCTTAAATAACTCATGAAATGGTGTCTTTCCATCCCATTTATTCTTTGCACCAATATTACTCCTTGTAGATATAACCCATTCATCCTTATGATAAAACATATTTATCATTACACCATCTACAAGAGGTTCAAAAGTATATTTATCATCATAATTATCTAAATCAACAGATTCTTTCTTAATAGACTTTACAGGTGGAATACATACAACCCGATTTGTTTCAATATTAATTATAGCACCCCTACAATATCTCATCCATACATTATTTTCATAATCATAATCGATTCCACGTTTTGCTTTTACTAAAATGAGTTTTAATAGACTATATTTACGAATAAAGAAATTATTTTCTTTGAATATCTCTAGATAGTTGGTATTACCATCAATAAAACTTTGTAATTCCATTGTTTATTAATAATAAGTTTCAATTTTTTAAATATTAATTAATATATATATAAGTAAGGGTAATATGGAAAGTAAATATGTTTCTCCCTCAGATGATGAAAAAAAAGATGTATTAGTTAGAGAAGATGGTTCTTTAAATTTTGAAGCTGAGGATTATGTTTCTCCATCAGAGGATGGAAGGTTTGAACATCAAAAGATGAAAGGTGTTGATATTGTTAGTGAAGAAAAATTACCAATGGATGAAGATGGTAGTGTTAATTGGGATGAATATTATAAAAAAATAACACCCCAAATAGATCAAGAAGAACTTGATAAATTAAAAAAAGAAGATAAAAAATCTCCATTTTCTCCAGAATATAATGAAGATCCAATTTTAAATGACGAAGATATATACAATAAAATAAATGAAAATGGAAATTTAGAATTTGTAGATGCTGGAAAAACAAATGGTGATTTCGAAGATTTTGAAGGTGAAGTTGATCCAGATTTTTTATTCGATGAAGAAGAATATATAGAAGAACAAGAAGAAGAAGAAAATATAGATGATTACATATATAGTAAATCAATACCAAATGAGGGAGATGAATTCTTAGTAATCATTGAAGAGGAAAGTGTAATAATAGACAAAATAATTAATGTTCATGAAATAAGGGAAAAATCTATTATTTTTAAAGATGAAGAAGATAATAATATAGAACTTTATCTTGATGAAGAAAAGAATATTATTATTCAGTCAGATGATTATAATTATGATATCATTGAATTTGAAAAAATTCAAGGAATAGAACCTAAAGATCTAGAAGATGATAGTTTATTTTTAACAAAAGACGTATATGATGATATAGAATTAGACGTAGAAGAGTTAAAAGAAAAGGTTTATTCTATGATAGAAAGAAAAGAAAGTTTAATAACAGAACTTATATCTCTTTTTAATGCTCAAAACAATAAACAAATGATTCTAGACATATGTGAAATAGCAGATAATTATATACAAATGTTAAATGAAAATATTGGAAATGATTTTGACTATGATGATAAATTACCATTCCTTAAAAATGTAAAAAATAATGAATTTAAATTTCCAAAATGGATTTTCCCAATTGTTAGTAATATTAAAAAAGTATATAGAGAAGATGATGATGTTAATGAAGATTTTGATGATTTAAGTGCAGTAAATTTTGAAGAAGAATTAAGGACAAAAAATGATATCTTAGAAACAAATACAGAATATGAATCTCTTTCAAAAGAACAATACAAAACAAAACCATTCTATAATAAAGAAAATAATGTATTAATGGAACATGATGGTCATTATATTAGAGATTGTAATGATAAGAGTCCATGTCATGGAATAAAAGGAGAATATATATTTGAACTTAACAAAACAAGGAAAGAATTTAAAATACCTCTGCTAAGTAAGGGAGAAACATATTATAGAAATATTGTTGGTAAAGAACAGGTTTCTTTATCAGGTATTTATATTGTCCCACATACTAAATACAATCTCACATTTGAAAATAATGGAATCCTTCCATTATATTATTCTTCTATTCTCGCAAATGATAAATATTCATATGTAACAGCAAATAAAATTTTTAATTATGATTCAATGGCACCACATATAATTGGTCCAAATACTGATAAAAGTGATTTATATCCAAAAACAATTAATTCATACTTTTTCGATGAATTTGTAAAAAAAGAAAATATTGGAAGGACATTAAATAATCTTCCAAACATTACAGATATCATTGATAATATCCCTGAAAAGATGATGTCAAAAATATATAATCATTCAGATTTACGTAACATATTACTACCTTATTCTATTGATTATAATTCTTTAGATAATGATAATAAAATTAAAATTAATAAAAAGATAGAAGAAAATAGTAAAAAATACATAACTGAATACAATAAACGTTTTAAAAAGAAAATAATAAAAAAACAAAAGAAAGTTCAAAAACTACTTTCAACAGATGATAGAATTGATTTATCATGGCAATTTATTAATTCTATAATGAATGTTAATGTTAAAAACGATTATATAAAACAATTTATTGAAGTATTTTCAAGGGAACCATTTGATGGAGAAGATATCAGATATTTATACAAGAAAAATTCACCATCAAAATTATTGTGTAAACATTATCTTTACAGTTCAAAAATAGATAATGATGAAGATTCTCATATAGCATTGACGCGTATATATGGTGGGTTACCAAAAGATGGTATCATTTCATGCAATGTTTGTGGAGAATATCTTTGTCCAGAAGATTTTTCTCTTTTGGAAGGATTTTCAGATGGAACACCTAAAAATACAAAAGAAGTATTAAAACAAGATAATGATTCATTGAGAGAATTAAGTGATAAACAAATATCAATAATGAAAAAAATAAAGATTATTTCATCACTTTTAAGTCTTGAATTAAATGATTTTGATAAAAACACCATCATTGACTTTTTTGATACAGTTAATGATGAAGAATTAATCGATTTAAGGTATAAGAATGTAAATACTTTAAAAAAACATCCTGTTTACAAAGAAATAAACAAAAAATACAAATTAATAAAACCAAAAACAGAAAAAGACAAAGAATTAAATAGAAAAAATAAGGTTCTTTTAGAAAGAGAAAAGGAATCTTTTAAAAGATATCTTTATGATAATAATGAATTTCTTATTATAACATATTTGGTATTATTCCATCTACAAGTTTCTTCCCCACCATATGATGTAAAAACAAAAGATATCTTTAATTTATGGAACAAAAAAGAAATATACGATAATGATTGGGTAACAATTAGTAATGATATTCACAAAAAGATATCTATGAAAACAGTTAATGCTATCTTTTCATTAATAGAGAAAACATGTACAAAACATAATAAAATACCTTTCTGGAATAATGTATCTGTTTTTATTAATGAGAGTAACAAATATAAAACATTATCAAAACCAAAATCACAATTTATAACAGTTGGTTATTATATTTTGAAAAATTCAAAACTTAGAAATAAATTAAAAGAATATTATCAAAATCAAAATAACATACATTCTTCAGTTTACCTAAAAGAATCATGGGCATCATTTAAACCATTACAAGATAATTCGATAGTATCTGATATAAACAAACAAGTTAACGAAAAATTTAAAGACTTAGGTTTTGTATTAAAAGAAAAAGGTGAAATTTCATTTGAAAATATATCTTCAATAAGGTCATTCGACCATGCATATAATAATCCACGTAGGGGTGATTTAAAAATACCATTTTCAGATATTATGAAAAATGAATCATATAAAAGATTATTAGATTATTCTATCCACCTACATGGTATTGAAGATGAAAAAAATATCATTAATTTAACAATTGATCGTTTAATAAAAACAATTCAATATGGTGATTTAATTGAAAATATGTTAATAAAGGTAGGGTGGAATAAAAAAGAAAAAAGATTAAAAAAAATAAATTACTATGAACTTAGAAAAACACTTTTTGATATTCAAACTATATTCATAGAAAAAGATCCAAAAGAAAAAAATACAATTGAATTATACAATTATATTAAAATTAATAATTGGAATGGTATGTTGTTGAATGGAAAATCAAAGAGAAATTATTCTTATAAAAATCCAACTGTATTACCTTTCAAAACATACGATGAATTAAAAGATATTTATGATAATTATAAAAGAGGAGATGAAAATGAAAATGGTTTAGATGTATTAAAACCATTATTTAAAAAATATTGTTTTGATAGTGATGGTAATATTAATCTTAAATTAAGTCATGATAATTTTATCCTTAATATAATTGCTGATCCATCGATTATTGAAAGAGAAGTTCTCTGTCATAATGATATACCAATTTCAAAGAGTAACTTTGAAAAAATAATGGATTACAAAGTTTCTTCAAAGAAATTACCTCTAACAGATAAATCGAATATGGATAAACCATTTTTGTTTGAAAATAGATTATTTAGTTTCATAAAAAAAAATAAATACTTGAATTTTCCTGCTGACGATAACTTTAAATTAATGGGAGATCTGTATTCATTAAAAGATTTACTTGAAGAAGAAGATGAGGAAATTATTAAAAAAGAATTTAGATCAGTTTTTACTAATGTAGAACAAACAAAAAAGAAATATATAGAAAATATTAAAATATTTATAGAAAAATCAATTGAAGATGCAATTTTACCTAAACAACAATTACTATATTACAAAAAAAATAGAGGTAAAATAGAAAATTTAGATATATTTATTAATGATTTCCTTATATCAAATGATGAAAAAGAAAAATGTGTAGATAATATATTTTACATAATTGGACGTGTTTCTAATAATAGGAATAAAAAATATAAAGGCACAGTTTTATCATCAGATATTCCAAAACATTGGAAATTATCAGAAACAAATGAAAATAATTTAAAAAAATTTATAGATGAAAAAGAATTTTTACTTCATAATGATGTTTTCATAGATTCGAGTAAGTATCAAGGGTTCTACAAATATTTGGATGATGAAAAGTATTCACATTGTTTTAAAGGTCTATTAAACTACATGAAAGAAACATATGATTCTGGTGTCCTTGATATAAATGGAGATGATTATTCACACTACACTACATTATACTCAGAAATGTTTAAGGGTTTTATAGTTGTATATACATTAAACCGTATCATTCAATATATAGAATTATTATATGATGAACAATCATTGCCATCGCAAAGAGCGAATGAATTATTTTTATTATTAGAAGAACGCGGACAACTTGAATTAAAAGATTCAATTGAAAAATGCTCAGAACTATTCTTTGATATTTTAATGGACATGTTAGATGAAAATACAGATACAAATTGGATTTATAATAAAGATATTTCAGATAAATTAAGTCGCCAGAAAGAAACAGAAAAACAAGATCTTATCAATGATTTAGAAGGTAAAACATCTGAACAAAGGACTTCAACAGTTGAAATGCAAAATGCAGGTATAATTAATTGGTTCAAAGATTTCTCTTCTAAGAATTTAGAAAGAATAAAAGATGAAAAATATACACAAAGTCTTGAAGAAGAAAGATTAAATCGTGTAAAGGAATTATTATTAGAAAAACAAAGTGAAATGGAAGTTTCAGAACAATTTGGCCTCGATATGGATTTATTAATGAAACAAATGGATCCGATAGATGAAGAAAAAGAAGAAGGTTATGATGGAATTGATATGGACCGTGAAGAAGAAGGCGATGACGATGGAGATCATCACGGGGATTATCGTGAAGATTAAAATAATATATATTTCATATTAATGGAAGACATTACTAAAATAAAAAATTACATTGAAGAAGATTTATCAAATTATAATTCATTTGATGAAAGGAATCTAACAAACCAAACTAGAGATAAATTTATGAAAGTTTCATTTATAATATTTTTCATAGTATTGTTTATTAAAATAATACATCTTTTATTCCTAAAATATAAAGTTTGTAATTAATTTTTTTTAAAGAAATATTCAAGCATACCATAGTACATGAAAAGTTTATATAATTCTTTTACATCTTCAGGACTATCTAAGTATGTCCCTTCGCTTTTTTTAAATTCTTTACAGTATACACTGTAAGGTAGTTCTTCACCATAATACCATTCTGACATTTCGATATATTCTTTTGAATAAGATTCTATCCATTCTTTGTATTTTTTATTCGCAATAATATATTCAGAACTTTCTCCTAAAATATCTTTTAAACATTCGACGCTTTCATTTGTTTTATCATTATAATATATCTTTTCAGTCGTTTTTTTTAAATCTTCGTCACATTTTTTAAGTCCTTCAGAAGCATCGTTTAACCTACTTTCTAAATCATCAAGATTCCATTTCATTTAAAATAATTATTTATTTTAATTGCGTTTTTAAATAAAAATTTATTTACCAGAGAATAATAAATGCCAAAAATTGATAACCTAACACTAGTTACAGTTGAAAATATTCATGAAGTAATACCTTCCTTTATTAATGACAGAAAAATAATTATTTCTTCTTATGAAGATATAGTTGATGTTGTATTAGAAATGATTAAAAGTAGACATGTTTTCAACATGGATAGAGACTTACTAAGAACTATTATGGAAGATCTAACATACATGTTTTGTCCTGGAGATGATATCAATAGAGATAGAGTCCTTGAGCAATTAGTTGCTTCTGATGATGAAGATGATGAAGATGATGAAGATGATATGGAAGACATGCCTCCACAGGTTAAGGTTAATAGTCTCATGGCATCAGATATTGAAGATTAAAATATATTATAATATATATGCCCAGAAGTAGAAGTAGAAGTAGAAGTAGAAGTAGAAGTAGATATCCCCCTGGAATAAAGGAAGCGTTTGAAGGTCAGCCTTCAATACGTGCTGATAGAATGCTTAGATCTCGCGCAGCAAAGAAAATTCAGACAGCACAAAGAAAAAGAAGAAATAAAAGAAGAACTAATGCAGCAAGAAAAATTCAAAGATCTATTCGAGAGGCATCTACTAGACGTTTAAATGGATTACCACCTTCAAGTTCATCCAGTTCATCAAGAAGAAGTTCTCTTCCACGATCTTCATCAAGAAGAAGAAGTTCTCTTCCACGATCTTCATCAAGAAGAAGTTCTCTTCCACGATCTTCATCAAGAAGAAGTTCTCTTCCACGATCTTCATCAAGAAGAAGAAGTTCTTTATCTCGTCAAAATTCCCATCAACGCAGGGATGTAGTTCAAAGTAGACAGCAATCTGTCCCTGTAAGAGGTACACTAGCACACTCTAATATGAATAAAGTATCATTAATGAGAGCACAGGCAGAGTTAAACAGATTAAAAGAAATTAAAGCGCAAAGGGAAAGAGAACAAAGGGAAAGAGAACAAAGGGAACAACGTGAACAAAATAGGAGTCAAATGCGCGGTATTTATGGACAACCAATGTATGATAAATATGGAAGTCTACAATATCATGAAGATGGGGTTTTTATACCTCCAGGTCAAAGGTTAAGAAGACAAAATGCAGTCCGGGAAAGTGATATGGGGTCAAATAATTTTTACAAACATACAAGATTAGGATAAATAAATTTGATAAATTTATACTTTAAATTTTATTATCTCTTATATTTTATGAATGGGAAACGAAAATGTTCCTCAACTAGAAGAACCACCTATAATTGTCAAAAATTATATTTGTTACGATAAACTATTCGAAAAGATATCATGTAATGTTGCGGTTATTTGGGCTATTTACGATAAAAAGAAAAAAACAATTGTGAATATTGGTCAATCTCGTCCTTGTGGTATAAATCACAGAAGATCATCTATTCATGCTGAACAATTGGCAATTGAATATTGTCGCGGTAAAAAGAAGAACTATGATATTTATATTTGGAGATATTCAAAGGCAGGTGATATAAAAGAAAAGTATTGTTGCACAGCATGTACAAAAATAGCAGAAAAATACAAGTATACAAATAAGATATTTACTTTTATAAATGGTTGTAAATGTAGTGCTGTTATAGATGATCCACCACTATCACACTGCTATGAGATAAATCTATAATCTTTTACATAGAATCATTTATTAATTTTGATAAAACACTATACATTTTATCATTTATTTCCCTCCATTCTTTTGATTCACCCGTTAAATTATCAATATATTTATCATTTACAAATTCGAGTGCTTCATTTTTTATTGTTTCAAGTAATAACTCCCTACATTGATAAGAAACACTCGTTTCACTAAAATAAGAAAGATTTCTATCTTTTTCGTATATATATTTTCTACCATCTAATACAAATGAATATGGGTGTGGGTCGCCAGAAGGCCATCTTTCAATTGATTGAAAGAAACTTCCTGCAATAGTCTCCCATCTTTCAACATGGTATTCCAAAGCATCTTTTTCTTCTTCATTTTTTATTATATTTATAATGTTTTTTACTATATTAGGTTCATTTATTTTAGTAGATAATATTAGAAAAATTTGTATATCTTTATTATTTTTCATAGTATTATATCTGATATTTTTATATTTATCATATATAAACAAAATAATGGAGAAAACAGTTTATGTAGGGATGGCTGCAGACATCATACATAAAGGACATATTAATTTATTAAATATGGCAAAAAAGTATGGAAAGGTCACAGTTGGATTATTGAATGATGAAGCGGTAAAATCATATAAAAGAGAACCTATTATAAATTATGAAAATAGATATATTGTAATGGAAAGTCTTAAAATGGTAGACAATATTATGGAACAAAAAACACATGATTATACCAATAATTTAAGATTACTAAGACCAAATTATGTTGTTCACGGGGATGATTGGATCGATGGACAATCTGTTATCCGGAAGAAAGTTATAGAAGTATTGTCTGAATTTGATGGAGAATTAATAGAAGTACCTTATACAGGAGGAATATCTACAACTGATATAATTAACAAAATTAAAAATA